AGTTAATATGCCACCAAGACACGGTAAATCGAGAACAATAGGTTTATTTACTCAATGGTTATTTGGATTAAATAAACGATTAAAAGTTATGACAGGATCATATAACGAAAAATTATCAGAGACTTTCGCTAAAAGTGTCCGAGATTCCATATTAGAAGAAGACGGAATGTTTAGTAAAATATTTCCCGATACAAAAATTAAATATGGTGAATCAGCAATAAAAAAATGGGCGTTAGCTGGAAATGAAGAAGCTAATTATTTAGCAACAAGTCCAACAGGTACAGCTACAGGATTTGGTTGTAATTTAATGATAATTGATGACTTAATTAAAGAAGCAAAAGAAGCTTATAATGAGAATGTATTGATAGGACATAAGACTTGGTTTACTGATACTATGTTATCAAGAACTGAAACAGGATTTAAGATAATAATAGTAATGACACGATGGGCTGAAGAAGATTTGGCGGGATTTGTGTTAAACAATTATGATGATGTGGTTCACATTAATTATAAAGCGGTTCAAGACGATGGAAGTATGCTATGTGATGATATTTTAAATCGTAATGATTATGATTTTAAAACGTTAAATATGAATAAAGACATAATAGAAGCTAACTATCAACAAGAACCTATAGATGTTAAAGGAAGATTATATTCAAGATTCTTAACGTATGAATATGAAAATATACCTAAATTTAAGTACATAATGAATTATACTGATACAGCTGATGAGGGAGAAGATAATTTATGTTCTATTGACTATGGAGTATCATTTAACAATCAAAAATATGTTATTGATATTCTATTTACTAAAGAGCCAATGGAAATAACTGAACCAGCTCAAGCTAAAATGATGACTAAAGATAACGTAGGTTATGCTAAAGTCGAATCTAATAATGGTGGGCGTGGTTATGCTAGAAATGTACAAAATGAATTGAAGAAGTTGAATAATTTTCATACTAAAGTTGATTGGTTTCATCAATCCGAGAATAAACAAGCTAGAATATTATCAAATAGTACAGGCGTTATGAACAACGTCTTTTTTCCTGTTGATTGGGAGACTAGATTTCCTGAATATGCTAAAGCTATGAAGAAATATCAACGTGAGGGAAAGAACGAACACGATGACGCACCTGATTGTACTACGGGAGTATATGAAAATAGTAAACCTAATAATTGGGAAATGGTAGAGAGGAGATTGTTTTAATGAAGAGTTTTATAGTGATTACTGATGAATGTGAGAGTTATATTCACGATGTATTATGTAGTCTATTACCATTAGAAGAAAATGAGGAATTGATTATATTCGATAATCATAGTAAAGACGGAACAGTACCGAATATCATTTCTACTATGGGTATATTGTGGGCTGATAAGTTTGAGAGATATAAGTTCTACATAAACAAGAAAAAAGAGGATTATGAGGTTGTCAAAAATAAAGCTATATCAATAGCAAAAGGAACACCGATTATCATTGATAAAAAGGAAAGATTTAATATAAGTGAGGTGTTAGAAAATGTTGAAAATTAGTAATATAGAAACAATAACTGATACGAATAATATAGCTGATACTATTCCTAAACTATTGAAAAAGATAAATCCAATATTAGAAAAGAGAAAGAAATTACACGAGATTTATTCAAGAAAAGCGTCCGATGGCGTTTTAATGTTCAATGGTGATAATAAGAAAACTGTTATTAGTTATGAGAAGTTTTTAACTGACATATCAGCTGGATATTTAAGTGGTAAACCTATCTATTCAGTATCTAATACAGTTGACGAGGAAAAGAAGAAGCTATTAAATGAAGTATTGGATAAAGAGATAACCGACGAGAAGTATAAAGAGGAAATGGAAATCATTATTGATTACATAGTTAATTTCAATGATGATGAAACTGAACATCACGATCTAGTACACGATATACTAGAACTTACTAGTTGCTATGAGATATTATATGAGAATAATGATAACGAAATCATTTATTCAAGATTCAATCCATTAAATACAGTTGCTATTTGGGATTATTCAACTCCCACTAATTTAGTAGCACTTGTTAGAGTATGGGAAGAAAAAGATATAAATGAAAGAATAGTAAGGAAATGTGAAATAACTGATAAGTTAGGAACTAAAACTTATTCAATGACGGATCAATATAAAGAAGTCAAAGAAGAAGATAATGAAAATCATAATTGGGGTGATGTTCCAGCTATAGCGGTTGAAACTGATTTCTCTATATTTGAAACTTGTGAGGACGTAATATTAGCGTATGAACAACTTATTCAAAATATTAGAAATACATTCCAATACAATGATAGTGATTGTAAGTTGAAATTTAGTGGATATAGTCCTGAAAATCCTTTAATTATTACTGATGACAAGGGAAAAGAAGTTGTTAATCCAGCAAGAGAAAAAGAGGACGAATACATAGCAAAAGCTAAAACCTTATATGTTCAAGAGGGTGGAGACGCTGACTATATAACTAAACCATTAGATAGCAACGGAGCTGTTGAAATCTTAAAGGTATATACTAACCTAATGTTCCAATTAGCTGGTATTCCTAATACAGCCGATTTAGCTTTCAATAGTGCTGACTTAAACGCTAGTGCAATAGATAGAAAGTTCTATATAATGAATATGATGACCGCTAATATAATTAGTGAGTTAAAGAAAGCATATTTAAGAAGATTTGAGTTAATATTCGGTAGAATTAACTTAAAGAAGAATAAAAACTATGACTTTAGAGATATTGATATAGAACTACCTAAAAATCTACCAGCTAACGATGATGAAAAGATTGATAGTACATTGAAACTACAAGGTGTATTATCCGAACAAACAATTATCGAAAGATTAGGATTTGACTATTTAGACGAAAAGAATAAGAAAGATAGTGAAGCCGAAGATAATATGTTGAATAATATAGCACGTATGGAAATGTTAAATGGTGCTGGTGCTGAAATAGACGATACAACTATTCAGGAACAAACAGGTAAAGACGAAATATCAACTTCAAAGACTACTGAAGAAATAGTTGAAGAAGCTGACGCTAAAAAGAAAGAGAAAGAAGACGAAAAAGAAGAAAAGTAGGTGATATAGATGTCTAATGAAGAAATATTAAAACAAAGATGGAAAACAACTGATAAAACTTTAAAAGATTACTTAAAAAGATTTAGAAGTATTAGTACCGAAACATTAGACAAGTTAGTTGAAGTGTTTGATACACTAGATATTACCTACTCGGACTTAAATAAACCTATCTCTAAAGAAGAAAAAAGAAAATTAGATAGAAAGATTAAAGAGTGGAAAAAACAAGGATTATTAACCGGTTATTTTGCTTATTTAATATCAAATAAATCTAAATATACTTATTCCGATTTATTAGAGATATTAGTTTATGGAGTATATGTTGAACAAGAAGAGAAAATTAAGAGTACTAGCCAAGAGGTATTTACAATAGTAGCTAAAGACGTATATAGTCAAGCATTAAAAGAAATACCTGTTAAGCCAAAGAAAAAGTTTTCTCTTACTTGGGAATTTATATGGTCGTTGTTATGGATTCCAACTTATAATAAGAGTTGGGATAATTACATACAACTATTAACAATGAATAACTACCAAGAAGCGTATAGACAAATAGTTCAGGTTATTCAACAAGGTAAAGACTTAAATGATAGTATGCTAAAGGATCTAATGAAGAAACAATGTAATCGTATATTATCAATCAATGATGATAAATATAGCGGTGTATTGAGTGATACCTGTAGGCAACTAGGAAATAAAGTATATACTGAACCATTTAAGGAAGAAGACGATTTACAAGTAAGATTTATAGCTGAAATGGACGAAAGAACTACTGATATGTGTAAAAGTCTTAATAATAAGATATTTTACGTATTTAGAGATAACGAGTTTGATAGATATGTCGGAACTAATGCTAATGATGTAGTATTAAGACGATTTAGAGTAAAAGGACTTGTTGCTGGAGTTAATTTACCTCCTATTGATAGTTTCTTTCATTGGTGTCGTTCTACTATAACTTATTTGATAGATTATCCTAATATCGAATTAGTAGCCGAGTATGGTGATTTAAGGAGACGATTAGGTAAGGAAATACCTAGCACTATTGAAGAATACGCTAAAAAGAGGTATAATAAAGATGGATATTTTGAACAGGTGAAAGAAAAAGCCAACATTAAAGAACATTATGATAGATATATCGAAGTAGGAGAAATTAAAAAGGATATGTCTTTCGGAGATTACTACAAAAAGGTAATCACATATACCGAGAAGTTAAAAGGAACTAAAATCAAGGATATGGACGAATTAGGTAGAGTGACGTATCATAGTGTTGATAGAATGTTAAAAAGAAATATATCACCTGAAAGAGTTAAGGAAATACTTGAAAACTATACCGATAAGAATATAGATAATAGAGAAAATAATTTAAGTATTATGTTAAGTATAGGTGATGAAGTAGTAGTTATCTCTCAAAATACTCATAATTTAAAAAGTGTATGGTAGGTGGTGATTTTATGTTATTAAAAGAGATATTAAATGATTATGACATTGAAACATTAGAACGCAATAATGTAGATGTTGATAAAGAATACATAACTAAAGACGATTTCAAAGAATTGTTTAAAAAATTATTCACGATTAGTTTTAATGGTATGGCTCAAGCCGAAAGAATCAATGATAGCATAAAAGATACTTCGGAATATAAAAAAGCAAACGCTCAATAAAATGGGCGTTTTTATTTTGCACTACTTAATAGTAGTGTAC